TTACATCATCAAAAATATTTTTAAATAATTTATCTGCATTTTCTTTATTAGTAATACATAAATTATCATCAAAAAATCCACCGGTAATATCTGCATGATTAATCACATCCATCCCATATGATTCTAAATTAATTGAATGTTTTACTCCCAAATCATATCTACTACGAATAACCACATCATAATCAATCGTAGAATCGTATATGGGTTTATATCCCATCTGCCAACTATAAAACATGGGTAATTGTCTGAAACAACTCATCACATCATATTGTGGTAATGGTCTTGATTTATCCGAATGTGGTAATTTTATACCTTCTTTGTATTTTGTAAATTTAAATGGTTGTTGTATTTGTATAGATTTGGCATTGGGGTATATTTCACTTACCTTTTCCCATTCTTCATCTTTCCACGCATGTAAATAGACATCAGTATCATAGTTTTCTATAATATGTTTCCAAGTGTGTTCATAACCTTCACTAACTCTTCTTGGCAATCCACTTAATAATAATGCTACTTTCATTATACAAATATACGAAATTATTTATGATTTTCCAAATAATATTTTAAATCTTCTGGTGTTCCCAATCCCCACATCTTATCGATATTGAATGTTTTTATCTTTTTATCATCACCAATTGCTTCATTAAATACTGGACAAGTATAAAATTCGTTATTGGTTCTGATATTTTTTTCAATCATTTGTTCTGCATATTTTACATAATCAGACCCCTTTGCCCAATAATAAACACCGACAGTTGCAATATCAGAAATTGGGTTCTTTTCAGCAACTTCCGTTACATATCCATATTCATCCACTTTAGCGAATGACCACTTAGGATGTGTTGCGTGAAATGTTACGATACCACCATCAACTTCTTGTTCAATCATTTTGTACATAAACTCATTCGAATCCCATTCTAAGAATTGGTCAGAATTTGCCATAACTAATGGAGCATCAGAATTAATGAATTCTTTTGCTAAAAGTGTTGTACATGCTGCACCTTCCGTTAAACCATCTACCTCCACAATTTTACAATTTGGAGTGATTAAATTTAAAAGAGTATCTAAATTGTATTTTTCTCTATGTTCTTTTTGAACCACATAAATAAACGTTGCATCGATATTAAGATTATCAACTACAACTTGTATCATAGGTTTTCCTTCAACCTCAATTAAAGGTTTTGGAAATGTATATCCTGCCTGTTGGAATCTACTTCCTGCTCCTGCCATTGGTATAAGAACATTCATTTTACCGCCTTGCCATTTTGGAATACTCATAGTTTTATTTTCGTTTAATTTCTTTTCTATTTTTTCTAATGTTAAATCAGATGGATTATCCACTCTCAAAATATTTGCTCTACTTCTACTTGCAGCCAATAATCCATGTGGTGAATCTTCTACGATAAGGGTTTCTTCTGGTAAACATCCCATCATACTCATTGCCTTCCAATACATTTCAGGATGTGGTTTAGAGTTCTTCACATCCTCATTAGAGATGATTAAATCCATATACTCAATAATCCCTATCTTTGCTAACATTACTAATACCGAACGTCTGATTGAGTTAGATGCAACTGCTAATTTATAACCTCTATTACGAAGTTCTTTAAACAATTCAATCTTATCTATATCGGATTGTAATTCTGAAATTGCTTCAATTGTAAGTTGTTGTTTTCTATTCCATACCCAATCGTAAGTATCGCTTTGTAATCCTTTGTTTTTAGTTAGTAGTTCTAATTTTTGATTGGTTTTTAAACCATCGTAAATTGAAAGATGTTCTGCTTCTGATATGACATATTTTTCACTTTTAGCAACTTCTCTAAGAGCTTGATTAAAAGTATCAAAGTGTATTTTCTTTGCTTCTACTAAAACACCATCTAAATCAAATATAATTAATTTTGTCATTTGCCGTATTTTACCCAATCGTTATGTTTAAATAATCCCTCATTATGTCCAACTTTAAAATTCTGTCTTGGCCACCAATAAGCAATCTTTCTTTCTAAATCAATACCCTCGCCCATAAATGGTTCAATAGTATTTAAATAAAATTCTTTTCTATAAAGACATGGATTATTTGTCCAATTACCATAACGAGATGTGGTATAAAACATATCTGCTATTTTTTGAATTTGTTCTGGAAATTCAATATCAGGTTCACACCAATGCACCGAATCTAAAAGATGTGGTGATGTAACCTCATGCCAATCATCATAATAAGTCAATTCTCTACCTTTATATTGAAATGAAAAATGTGGATGACCTGGGTCTTTTCTATGTCTTAATCTTACTACATCCAATCCCATTTCTATTGCCGAAATACTTTGACTTAATGTTTTATAAGTAGTTTCTCTATCTTCAATCAAATTCCAATCATGCTCTAAAATTAAAACATAATCAGTTTGTGCATTTTCAGTTAAACGTTTGAATGCTTTACCAATACCAATATTTTGTTGTAATCCAATGCAATCAATTCCAAAATGTGATGCGATTTTAACATCTTCTTCCGTTACTTCTTGAAAAAGAATAGTAACATCGTTTACCATATCCAACAACCCATTTTGATAATAAGTTGTCAAAGTGTCTACCAGTACCTGACCTGAATGCCATGCAAGTATTCCTATTGAAATTGGTAATTTATTTGTAGTGTTGTTTGACATGTTCCCAAATTTGTTTTATAATATTTTTCTTATTAATATGCCCACCCATTTTAGGACCAGTAAAGTGCCATACATATGAATCATTTATGAATGAACCATCATCGTATTTACTCATTACCATATTGTTCCATTCCCATCCTAAGAATTTAATCCCGTTATCTAAATACCCTTCATCATTACAATACAAATCATACATAATAATGTTTACAGGTGTTTGTTCACATGCATTTGGACCAGTAGGACCTACTTTATAGAATGATGCCCAATACTCATGGTATTTCGGCATTTCTTTTCTAATTGCTAAATACTTTTCTTTTGTCATAAATACAAAACCAGTATTACAATAATTCATTGCTGGTGTTTTTATATTTGGATTTAATCCAACCCATTGGTCTAAATGATATTTACCAGTATTGGGGCCTCCAGCATCTCTAACCATTGCCATCTCGTAATCCTTTGCAACCTCAAATATATTCGGTGCATCAAATCGTATCATCGTATCAGAATCAACCAAAATAACCTTATCGTAATCTAACTCAACCAATCTCTCATCATACCAGGGCTCATAACATCCATTACCCCACGGCTCGAAATCATATTCTTTTTTTTCATTAGCAATAATTAATTGAATATCCCATTTTTTACAATAGTATTTCCAACTTTCAATACCTTCCGGCCATTCAGTATCAAACCCATTATACGCCGGTATGAATATTAAATTTTTACTCATTATTTTTGTAATTCAGAATAATAATTATTTTGTTTTTCTTGTCTTACAATATCTTTGTGGTGATATAGAGAGAATTGTTCTTCTGCTGGGAAATTTGAGAATGTATTATAACCTGTAATTTGTTCGTGAACTTTATTCATCCAAACTACATCATCGGTATTTTTATAAATTCTTGTTTGATAATCTGGAAAATTAACCCATCCTTTTTCGTTTACACTCCATCTCCATTTTTGAATATGGTCTTGTGTTAAACCTTTGACAGTATTTACACGAGGAACAAATACAATATCAACTGCATTTGTTTCTAATACATCTCCTAAAATTTCGATTAAGTATTCGTGGGGAACTTCATCTGCATCAATTTGAAAGATATAATCTTTACTGCAGTGTGATTTTAAATTATTTTTGAATGATGCAAAATCATTATTTAATGGAAATGATATAACCTTATGATTATCTTGTATCATATCCATTACATTCAAATATTCTTTAACTTCTTGTGTAGCAGATGTTTCATCATATTGAATTACAATTTCATCTTCGGGTCTTATGTGTAATTGTAAAAAATTCAACAACGTAGTTATTTCTTCTAACTCATTGCAGACAGTAATTGCGTAACTAATACTAGCCATCGTTTTCGTTTATTTCTTTTTTAATCTCAGCACGTCTTGTTGATGTAGTGTTTCCTTCTTTAAATAAATCTTGCAAGAATCCTTCTTCAAAACGAATTTCCCAAACATTTTGAATCTTATCAATAAAATATGTTCGGTAATTATCTAATGCTGATGAATATACTTTTGGGTTGTTTTTAATATAACTTTCAAAAAGTTGTCTACCATCACGTGGGAGTAATTTTAATAACTCATCTAATGGTTGATTTGGTTGAATAGGTTTTGATTTATTTCTTAACTTATTCAATAGAGATATAAAATTATCAGGTAAGATATGTGTCAATAATAGACAATGTATCTTACCTGCAACTTTACCTAACACAAACACATAACGAGATTCTAAACCAACTTTTGTAGGAGGAACACCATCTTTGTATGTTGATATACGATAGATGTTTCTTGGTAAAATTTGATTTTTACCAACCCTCACTTCTGGTGTTAAAATTTCTTTGTATTGTGCTGTGAAATTTCTCATTATAATTTCTTAATTTCAGGCAATTTTAATGGAATATGTTCGGTTGTCTTTACATATTTACCAAAAATTTTACCCATTTCTTCGGTCATTTTACTTAACGAGAACTTGGTTTCAATATTTGATTTTAATCCCTTAGATGTTTCTAAATTTTTAGAATAATTTTTAAACACATCTAACATCTTTTGTGCTGCATTGGAGTAATTGACAGTGAACCAACTAGATTCTCCTAATAAAAACTGATTAGTTGCAGATGGATGAACTTTTGTTAATTGTCCATCTAAATATAACGTATTTGCTTCTGGTAAGAAATCAACATGTCCACTCCACTTTGAAACTATAATTGGTTTACCTGTTGTTGCAAATTCTGCAAGTGGTCTACCATACCCCTCACCTTTTGTAAATGAAACCATTGCTTTCACTTTTGGATGTTGGTATAAATTAGCAATTTCAGATGGTGTCATATCTCCAAATAATAAATATATAGGAGGACATTGTTTTCCATATTCGTATGTTAAATCGGTAATCTTTTTTGAAATTTGTTCCCTATCCATCACACTAAATCCTGCAGTTGATGTTTTTAGAATCAAACCAGGTTGTTTATCCTTTGGTGTATTTTTAAAGATTGTGCAGAATGTTTTAATTAACATACCTACATCCTTTCTATCTTCTCCCAAATCTCCACTTAACCAATGTCCTACGAATAAGAAATTAAAATCAGTTTGGATTTCTTTCAATACATCTAATTCTGCTTTCTTTCCAAAAATATCTAAATCTACACCTTCAAAAAGAACCTCAATCGGTTTTGTAATTTGTATATCTCTAATTTTTTGGTTAGTTCTTTTATCTACCTCACTAAATGATGTTGATTCTAATACTTTTTTAGTAAATTCAGATGGAACTAAAATTAAATCCATCTTATTACAACCATCTATGAATTCTTTTGGTGCAATTGTAGTTTCAACACCTGCAGTTATACCAATATTGTATTTACCGATTGCTTGGAATTCATTTGCAACTGTCACTTGAACATATACATCTGGTTGTTTATCTAAATTTGTTATGATGTTATTTAAAACCTTTTGTCCAAATTCGGTAGTTGCATCAATTTGGTTTTGTGGTGTATTACCCCATCGTGTTGGTATAATTTTTACATCGTATTTATCCAAATCAAAAAGGCTTTGTAATAAATCTCTAGCGTGGTCACCATATCCACTTCTTGTAGCAACAGGTGCTTGAAATACTAATAATGGTTTACTCATTTCTTAATCTTTTTCGTTGTTCTTCTTGTTTTATACATCGTTCGATTGACATTTCTGCTAATTTTGTGATGTTTTGTAATGTATCTGATGTATGTGGTGAATTAAACATTTCAAACTTTACGTTCTCTACTTCCGAATCCCCCAATACAAATATAAAATAATCATCTACTAATCCTTGTGTTTTATAGATACTTTCACGAACTTTTTCTATTCGTTCTTGTCCCCAATCACTAGGAAGTCTTATTATGAATATCGGTTTACTCATCTTACTTACCGGTTGAACCAAACCCACCAGTTCCTCTATCAGAATCAGATAATTCATCTACCTCTAATAATTCTACTTGTGGATGTGGAATTATGATAATTTGGCAAACTCTTTCTCCTACTTTGTAAGATTCAGAATCTCCACCATGCAATTTATTAAATGTTGCTTGTAATTCTCCTCTATATCCGGCATCAATTACTCCGACTGAATTACTTAAAATTAATTCGGTTTTTCTAATTGATGAACGTGGAAACACCAAACCTACAAATCCTTCTGGTATTTCTAATGCAATACCCAATCCATATGTAATTTGTGTTGGAGTTTCTGATATAATTGATGTAGCAACTAAATCCAATCCAGCATCACTTTCTTTTGCATATTTAGGAATAATTGCATCGGGGTGTAACTTTTTTATTTTTACTTTCATTTTATACTAATTTATAAAGATTATATCTTTCCTTTGGTTTCCAATTTTGTAAAGCAGTTTCCATACCATCTACAAGTGTTTTACACATATACTTAGTATTTAATCCATCTTCTTTTAACATCCATTCTCTACCTTTTAAACCCGCTTCTTTTCGTTGTTCTGGTGTTTTATCATACCAATAACGAATTGCATCTGCTACTTCGTAAATATCCACTTTATCATCGATAATATATGGAGTTGGGACTGAACCTACTAATGTTTGAACTTTACTGAATACTGGTTTAACCCATTCTCCATGTTGAACTTTATCTTTCCATTCTCTAACATCATGCAACGAACCAATCTTTACATAATCTTCTGCTGTTAATTCTTTACCATTTAAACTAAACGCACATTGGTCTTGCAATCCACCAGTTACGTTTACGATAATTGGAGTTCCTGTCATTACTGATTCTGCAGTTACTAATCCAAATCCCTCATTACCTGCGATATTGAGTGTAACATCAGCTAAATTGTGAAGGAAATTTAACTCTTGCTGTGAAATACGAGATTGTGAAAATCTTACATCGTAATCTGGACAAATAGTTTCTTTAACTGCGAACAAATCCGTTCCGTTTTCATCTATCGGTGCGGTATGCATCAATAATAAAACTTTATCTCTATCTTCGTTTGGTAATCCATCTACGAAACGTTTGTATGCCCAAATGACATCTGATGGTTGTTTACGTTTGATATTACGATTTGTCCAAAATAAAACAAATTTGTAATCCTTTTCACCTAAAATAGCTTTACGGAATCCTTCAGGTACTTCGGTTGGGAAATAAGTTTGTGGATTTATACCATGTGGAACATATGAAACCTGCCAATCTTCAAGGGGTTTGAATGTTGGTTTATCACTACGTTGTCCTACTCTTTTTACAATACCATAAGTTTGTTTAGAAATACACCCTAACCAATCACATGATTCATAATAATCTCTATTATATTGTGGGTCTGGTAAATCATCCCAAATGTGATAAAAGAAAATTGGAACATTTTGTCTAACCTCTGCTTCCATCTCATACAACCATCTCCAATAACGAGGGTCAGTAAAGTGTAAAATAGCATCGGGCTGATGTCTCATAATTAATTCACGAAGAATATTAGCATCACCATAACCACTCCACGGAATGATTTTAACTGATGCATCTGCAATACCAGTCATTTTTCTGGCATCGTCTCCTAAATCAATTTCTTTACCTCTTTCTGGATGTTCTACTGCGGCACCTAATTGGACCCAATGATATTTGTCTAATGTTCCAAAGATAAGTTCCTTTGAAACGGTCGCGATACCAGATGACATTCTAAAATCATCTGATAATAAAAGAATCTTTTTCTTTTGTTGTTCTGCCATTTAAATAAAATTAAAATTGTGAACCACTAGTGTGTAGTTCGGAATATTCGTTGATTTCAGTTCTAAAAGTTTCGTCCTCTATATATTTGTTGATGGAACGATTCACTAATTTTTGTAGTGTAATGTTAGAATCAAACGAAAGTTGTTTGAATTTTGAGTAAACATCTTTTACGATTTTTACTGTCGTTAGTTTTGTGTGGGTCATAACTCTCTCCTTTTATGTTTATGTATAAATATATACAAATATATAAAAAAGAAAAAATTATTGCCAAATAGGACATATTTTTCGTGCTTTGAATTCACACCAATCACATGATTTGGATTTATTTGTGGGGAAATCCGTTTGTTTTACTTTACCCTCTTCATCATATACCGAATCAACAAACTCCATAAATCCCTTCCAAGCGTTATTTACCGATGGTTTACCATTTGGTGGAACAAACTTAGAAATACGTGGGATTACAAAATCAGCTTTCTCACTAATTTTACGTTTTAGAATTTGATATTCTACTTTGATTTTATCTAAGGGAACGTTGTATTTTTCTGAATAGAACTTTTTATACAACAACATTTGTGAAGTTTTAACCTTATCGGATTTTTGTGAATCACTCCAACCTCGTGTAGATGTTTTAAGGTCAATAATAATAATATCACCAGATGAAATATCTTTTAATACAATATCAATAAACCCAACAAAATTAACGCCAGGTCTAACCTCTGCGTTTAGGGGTAATTCGATTGATACTAATTCAAACCCACTTTTAGTGTAAAGTTTATCTAATTTAGATTTAAAGTATTGTAAGATTTGTCTACCATCCCCAAAGAATTCTTCTAACTCTTCTTTCTCACATGGAGTTCCTTCTGTCATTTTAGCCTTTTCAGTAGTAAAATGTTCTACCAACTTATCTTTTAACATAAGTTCAAGGTCTAATTCCAATGCTTGTTTTTTTGTAACTCCATACATTACGGATAGAAAATGTTGAATGGTTTCATGCATTGCCGAACCAAATATTGTATGGATATTTGCAGATGATTCACCTAACTTATCAATATAACTTAGTTTGAATTGTTGTTGACAACTTGTCCACATTCCATACTGACTATAACTTACTCTTGCCATTTATTATCTTTTTATATATCAAATATACGAAAAATATCTGATATTTCCAAATTAAACTTTGAGTTTTAATTTAGTTATTTCTTTGGTTTCTATACCATATTTTTCACATATGTATTTTATATGTTCTTTACCTTCTTTTGTTGCGTATAAAATTTCTAAGTATTCTTCTGCCTGAAATTTAGAACATTGGTAATCTTTTATTATCAATTCCACTAACCATTTTTCGTATGCATCTTCTTTTTTACCCTTAACATAACGTAAGTAATATTTTCCTTTTGGTAAAATACCAATTAGAGCCAAATACAATTGTTTTGGCTCTAATGTTTGTGTATAAGGTTGTAATTCTGAAAGAAATTGTATCCAATCTGGGTTCATAGAAAGAAATCTATGTACCATATAGTTAGACCAGGTTTTTTTATCTGCTTCATCTAACTTATCCCAATATTTTGGGTCTTGTTCAGATGTAATTGCTTTGATATGGTCAAAAAGAGATTTACCCATTTTGTTCTTTACTTAATTTATCTTTATGTTCTAATGCTTGTAGTTCTATTGCAGACATTTCATTATTTACTTCGCCACATTCTCCACATACTAATACTTCAAATGGAATAACCATATCTTGCTCACCACCGAATGCTAATTTAGATAATTTTCTAAATTTCGTTCCACTAATGAAAACATCATATCCACAATTAGGACATGTCATTGGAACTGAATTTGAAATATCTACTTTTTGTTTTGGTTGTGGTTGACCTAATATATTTGCCATATTTTATTATTTTATAATCATTTCTAAATCCATCTCTCTACATAGATAATATTCCTTATCACCTAATTTAATTTTACGCAAACTCATACCACCTGCAGGTAACATTACCTTATCACCTACTTCTACTTCCATAGGAATTCTTGTACCTGATTGTGTATAAATACCATTACCAACTGAAACTACTACTCCAATTTGATTTTCACCATCTCTGACAGTATCTGGTATAATAATTCCACCAACGGTCTTTTCTTTTACTTCTACTTCGATTAGGACTCTATCTCCTAATGGTTTTGCTAATTGTTCGTTTGACATATGTTTTATTTTTGATTTTAGTCGAACCATTGTCTTCGGTTCGTTTTTACATTTTTTACACCACTTTTTCTAAGAATATCGTGGCCTTTCTTTTTCCACTCACCTACCACCTTAGTATCTTTACGTTTATGTAATGCTAATTGGTCTAAGTAAGAGAAAAGGTCTTCTTCTGATAATCCTTTTAAATCATCATCAGTTAAGGGGTTTTTGGGGTCATATACTATCATATCATTTAGTTTTATACCCAAATATACGAAATATATTCCATATTACCAAATCTTATTTAAGATATATTTAATAATTTTAATATATCATCTACTGTCTTATCACCAACCGATACTATATTGTATGATATATTATTTTTTACTAATATATCTTCAATACGTTTATCCAATTCTTTTGATTCATCTAATGATTGGTATCGCTCTTTCTCATTATACCCACCTTCCGTTCGTTTTAAAACGATATTTAGGGAATCATACTGATTATGTATATCTAATACCATTTTATCAAAAGACTCTCCATATAAGGTTGCTGGATACTCTAAACCAGTATATGCTGAACGATAAACTAATGATAATAGAATTGGTGAATCTAAGATAATATAATCTACTTTACCAAAACTTTTTACGATACCTCTATGTTGATTAGCAAGAACATATAATTGGTCTTTGATTGCTTGGTGGTTCTCATCCCATGCTAATTGTTTAGGGAACTCATACGGATTATCACAAGTTATGTGTTTCTTTTTAAGTTTATAAGTGAGGCCGGAAGCGATTGAAGATTTTCCAATGCCCGGCCCACCGAATAGATTTATGATTTTACTCATTATAAAATTGAGTTTATACCAATTAAGGTTGCCATAAAACAAATTTCCTTATCAACTACCAATGCATCTTTATGTTGTCCTTGTGCCAACTCTAAAATAACTGCCGATGTATTCCCTTGTGCATACTCATCTACTTTTTCATATAAATAAGAATATAATTCAGTAAAATCTTGTACACGCGAATCTGCAACTGCTTGTCTTAAATTTACATAACGATTTCGTTTATCATCTTTTGATTTAAGAATATCTACAACCTTAACTTTAATATCCGAATCTAAAATTGAACTTGTATCAACTTTCAATACACCCTTAGATGAATTTAATTGACAAGTGTTGATAATTTTACGAATATCTGGATATGATGCATCTACAATTGGAACAATTTCCTTTGGTTCAAATTGTATTTTTTCTGCATTTAGAATTTTACTAATCTGAATTGCAACATCTCTTTTCGTAGGTGGTACAATTTGGAAGGTTTGACAACGAGATTGAATCGGGTCAATTACTTTTTCAACATAATTACAAGTCAAAATAAATCGGCAATGTTTTGAAAAAGTTTCCATTAAGTTACGCAAGATTGCCTGTGCGTTTGGAGTCATATAATCAAACTCATCCAAAATGATAATTTTTGTATCTTTGAAACCAATAGTAGAAGCAAATGATTTTACTTTATTACGGACAGTATCTACATTATTTTCATCTGATGCGTTAATAATCATAAAATCACAATTAATAGAATTTACTATCAATTTTGCAAGTGTAGTTTTACCAGTACCTGCTTTACCAAATAATAGTAAATGAGGAACATCACCTGTCTGAATATAATCACTAATCTTTTGTTTTAGGTGGTCATTACCCACATAATCTTGCAACTTCTTAGGTCTATATTTTTCTACCCAAAGTGTATTGTTAGTTTCTTCTTTTGCTACTTCTTCAAAAAATGCCATATTATTTATTTTTTATTTTTAATTACATACCAAATCCACCTTGTGGAATTTGTGGTTCTTTTTCATCTTTTTCAGTTGCAACAACACATTCAGTTGTTAATAGTAAAGATGCGATTGATGCTGCGTTTTCCAATGCTAAACGAGTAACTTTGGTTGGGTCAATAATACCCTCTTCTAATAAATTACCATAAGTTTCAGTTCTTGCATTATAACCAAAATCATCTTCACCATTTTTAACTTCGTTGATTACTACCTCTGCAGAACCACCACCATTTTGTACTATTGTTCTTAAAGGGGCTTCAATTGCTTTTGAAATGATTGCTATACCTGTATTGAAATCCGCACCATCCATTAATTTATAACTAACCAATGCTTTTTTCGCTCTAATTAAGGCAACACCACCACCAGGAACAATACCTTCTGATACTGCTGCACGAGTTGCGTGTAATGCATCATCTACTCTGTCTTTCTTTTCTTTCATTTCTACTTCGGTTGTTGCTCCGATGTATAAGATTGCTACACCACCTGATAATTTAGATAACCTTTCTTGTAATTTTGTCTTATCATAATCAGATGTAGTTTTTTCGATTTGATTTTTAATTAAATCAATTCTTGCTTTGATAGTATCACTTTCACCACCACCATTAATAAAGGTTGTTGTATCTTTATCAATTGTGATTTTTTCAGCAGTTCCTAAATCATTTAGAGTTACTTTATCTAATGTAAATCCAAGTTCAGAACTAATAACTTGTCCACCTGTCAATACTGCAACATCTTCTAAAATTTCTTTTCTTCTATCACCGAAACCAGGAGCTTTGATTGCTGCTACTCTAATAGTTCCTCTTAGTTTATTTACTACTAAGGTTGCCAATGCTTCACCATCAATATCTTCTGCGATAATCAATAATGGTTTTCCGGTTTGTGCAGTTTGTTCCAACACCGGTAAAATATCCTTCATAGAAGATATTTTTTTATCATATAAAAGAATGTATGGATTGTCTAATTCTGCTTCCATAGATTCTTGATTAGTTACAAAATAAGGGGATAAATAACCTCTATCCAATTGCATACCCTCTACGGTCTTTACTTCCGTTTCAGTACCCTTCGCTTCTTCGACAGTAATAATACCATCCTTACCAACTTTCTCCATTGCTGATGCAATCATTGCCCCAATTGAGGAATCATTATTAGCTGAGATTGTTGCTACTTGTTCGATTTCTTTTGATGTTTTGATTGGTTTTGAAATCTTAGCCAATTCTTCGGTTACTACTTTTACTGCAGTATCAATACCTCTTTTTAATTCCATAGGATTTGCACCTGCGGCTACGTTCTTTACACCTAATGCAAAGATTTCTTGTGTTAGGACAGTTGCGGTTGTTGTACCATCACCTGCTTGGTCTGCCGTTTTACTTGCAACTTCTTTAACTAATTGAGCACCGATGTTTTCAATCGGGTCTACTAATTCAATTTCTTTTGCTACCGATACACCATCTTTTGTAATATGTGGTACACCGAATTGTTTTTGTAGAATAACATTTCTACCTTTTGGACCTAATGTAACTTTTACAGCATTTGCTAATTTGTCTACACCTTCCTTTAATCCGTTTCTTACTTCCGTTTCGAATTTAATTATTTTTGCCATAACTTATTTTTTATTTTTACAAAGATACAAAATATTTTTGAAATTACCAAACAAAAATGGGAGAATTTTTCTCCCATTTAAGTTTAGTTTTATTTTAGTATTATCTACCAAAGATATAACGAATACCCAATTGAGCACTCCATACATCAAATACTGATGAATTGTATTGGTAAGTATCTTTAGCTAAGATAGTAGAACCATCTGCTAATTTTTGAGTTGCTAACTTATAAACTGGTTCACCATTTGTTGTAGTTGAATAGTTTAAGATAGTTGGAATAGTTGCTCTTTGAGAAACTCCCAACTCATTATTTAATAAATTACCGAAGTTCAAAATATCAGCTCTGATTTGAATTGTATTCTTTTTACCTTTAACATTTACATAAATGTCTTGTACTACCGATAAATCAAATCTATGTAAGTAAGGTAAAAATGAACCATTTCTTTCAGCGTATTGACCTCTACGAGTAGATAAGTACTCATCTTGTCCGATGTAAGCATCAAATGCTGCTTGTTGTTCTTCTTGTGTGTAAGTTCTTGTACCTACTACTAATGGTGCGAATTTAATATCAGAACCTTTGTTTGGTACGAAGATTAAATCGTTATTTGAAATTCTATCACCATTCATATCACCACCGATTGTGTAAGAGAACGGATTACCCTGATTTCCTACATAACCTAATGTGAATGAAGTCGCCCCACCATATCCTTTACCATATTCTAATCTATATCCTAACAAACCTACTAAACGATTTGGAGATAAGAAATCTGAATTAGAAAGAGATAAACTATTATTACCATTTACACTTCTTGCACCAGTCCAAGAACCACTAGCAATTGAACCTGCACTTAAATAATCTTGTGCAGTTGATGTTGTCCATGCAAATGAACCAAATACACCCTTTTGATACGGATATTCTAATTTCAAAGTTAATGAGTTGAAGTAAGTATCATTTGAATTTGCTAATACAATAGCGTTTGAAACGTTACCATTTACTCTAACACCTGCATCAGTTCCTGCATACTTTGCTCTTGTATCAACACCTGCGAAAATACCAGTTGGTACACCAAAGTTTGCGTTGTAATAATGAACCGCATTTAAGTTTTTGTTTGTAATAAATTCAGCAGTACCAATAAATCCGAATGGTAATTTTTGGTCAATTGCGATATTTGTTTTCCAAACTTGTGGGAACTTATAATTCTCTTCCGTAAATGCTAAATCAAATGTTGATGGTAAAGTTGGAGTTGATGGGATAAAGTATTTGTTAGGGTCAGCAGTAAAACCATATTTAGTTGCAGCTGAACCACTCACATCAATATATCCTGTCAACACACCATTATTACCCACTTGGTTAGAAATAAACACATATGGAGGTCTGCCGGTAAATACACCACTACCACCTCTTAATTGAGTTTTTCTATCACCAAATACATCATAGTTAAATCCAAAACGAGGTTCTAACAAAGTTTGTGTTTTTGGTAATACACCTGTGTTAAATTTCAATCCGCCTGCAAATGTCATTGCTGTTACTGCAGGATTTTCTAATGCAGTTTGTTCGAATGAAACAATTGCTGCTCTTAAACCTAATGTGAATTTTAAGTTTTCAGTTGCCTGATACTCATCTTGTCCGTAAATATCTAATCTATCAGTTTTCAAAGTTTGCATTGGGTCAACCGCTCCCGGTAATGCCGAATAACGGAATTGGAAACGAGCAGGAACTAATGTTGAAGGTGCTCCACCATTTGCTAATGATTGATTAGCTGCAGTGTAGAAATCTGCTAAACTATTGAAAATGTAAACACCATTAGATGCTGGGAAGAATAAGTTATTAGATTGGTATTTCTCATAGTTAAAACCAAATGTCAAAGTGTGTTTGTTTGCATACTTTGTTAAGTTGTTTGTAATATGGAAAGTATTGTAATCTAATTTATTTCCCGGTGTGAATGGGTCAAATCCTACTGATGTAAGAGTTGTTGCACCATCCTTAATATCAATCGTTGGGAACATTTGAGAACGATATGCTCTATCCTCAATTTGTTTATCATAACCAACAATTAAGTTATTATGTAAAGTGTTTGATAATTTAGAGTTCAATTCTAATACATAAGAACGAGTATTATCCATAATGATATAACCACTATTTTGGAAACTCATTGCCAATGCAGAAGTTGTTCTATTACCGAAACCTGCTGATGTAGAGTTTGAAATATTAATCTCTGCTTCAGAATCATGTTGTACATAACGAGCTGTTAATTTATGTTTATCGTTAATGTTCCAATCCATACGAACTAAGAATTTCTTAGAAGCGTTTGTGTTAGAATATCCTTCAAATGGACCAGTTGTGTAATTAAACTTATCTTGCATAAATTTAGATAAGTCTGATAGTTGTGTATAAGTTGGTCTACTAACTTGAGAACCTGTTAATGGAGAACCTGTTGAAATCCATGTTGTACCTGGTTCAGTTTTTTCAATTTGTTCGTAGTTTCCAAAGATAAACAATTTGTTCTTAATGATTGGTGCACCTAATCTGAATCCTTGTACTTTTTCATCAAATTTAGCTGCGGTTACTTTCGTTCCTCTAGCATTATCACCCACATATGTAGATGAATTATCTCTTTGTGTTTGATATACCGAACCTTCGATTTCGTTTGTACCACTTCTTGTTACTGCGTTGATACCAGCACCAGTAAATCCTGATTGACGAATATCAAATGGAGCAATATTAACTTGAAGTTGTTCGATTGCATCTAATGAAATAGCAGATGCTCCGGTTCTACCACCCGCTTGTGCAGATGAACCTAAACCAAATCCATTATTGAATTGTGAACCATCAATTGTAAAGTTATTCAAACGAGAATCTTGTGCTCCGAATGAGTTTCCGTTTCCGTTTGGATTGTATTTTGTAATACCATCGATTGTTCTTGCACCAGTAATAGGGATATTTTGTAAATCTCTTCTACTGAATTGTTGTGATGCTCCGGTTCTTTCCCTTGATATAATGTTATTTCTACCGGCACTTACCACCACTTCTTTTAATGTAGTAGTTTCATCAACTAAGATAAAATCAACGTTTGTAGTAATACCCAATTGAGTATTTACATCTTTAATTTCATCTTTTTTGTACCCTACATAAGTAGTGTGTAATGTATATGGTCCACCTACTCTAATCGCAGGTAAAACATATGCACCATTTTTGTTGGTCACAGCGTTGTACTGCGTACCAGTTGGGGTATGTACTGCGTGAATCGTAGCACCTACCAACACTTCATTTTTCTCGTTCTTCACAACACCCGAAATAGAGGAAGTAGTAATCTGACTAAATCCTAAAAACGAGGTCATTGCGAAAATTAACGATAAAATCAGTTTTTTCATAATTGTCCTTTTTTTGTTGTTAAAAAAAATAATAAACCATTTGAGATTTTCTCAAACTTATAATAAAAGGGTTTCCCCTATTTATTCGTAAAATTGGAATTCAATAATTCCCTTGTAGGCATGAAATCATCTGCTCCACCAGTTGTGTAAGGTGGATTAGGATAATTTGTATGTTTTGGGGAATTTGTTCCGTACTCTGGTTTCCATTCAGTACCAGATTCGACTGTGTCTAACATATTCGTAATATGTGACCATTGAGTTGGAGTGATATTAGAATCATCCACTCCTTTTGTAAAACCTCTCAACCAGAATATAAATTCGTTTGATGTCATTATAGATAAATATTGTATATATTCTAAAAGTATATTACCAAATTGTTAAGAATATTAATTCAAAATGAAGTTTCTGAAATAATCCATTTCATTATAAATCCAATCCAATATTATTTGTTTGTTCTCTTTAATTTTTGGTAAGTTTTCCAAATAAATTGTTTTAGCATCTTCCAAAGATATTTTTTCTAATGCTTCAATAACATAATCCATTTGTTTAATTGGGTCTTCCGTTTCTAAAAATAAAGGGTTTATTCCTAATTCCTTAATAAATGTATGACCACCAATTTTTTCAAACTCTCTATAAAATTTATTTGCACCAACTGAAATGTATAACTTTTCAAAGAATAATCCGTGATAAGTTTTTTCAGACCAAAAATCAAATAATTTATTAAATAGAATATGTGTTTCACCTACAATTTCGATGTAACTATTATTGTATTCTTTATTTACAATATTTTCGGTTGTGTATTCAAAACGTTTGTGTTCTCCTAATGGGTCGTGAATTTTATTATAATATTCAAATGGTTTGTAAAAATCCGTATGCCAATAATCAAAAACTTCTTGTTTTAATAAATTAGTTCCATCGGTATTTGGATTATTATTTTTTATTTGCTGAGAATACTCTTCAAAGAAAAATTTATTCATCGTTACATATCCCTTATCAATTAAACCAGTTTCGATTATTTTGTTGATAAAATACAATCTATGATAACGAGGTTTACCACCTAACATACCAAACACATTTTTTCTATTCTCATCTGGTTTAACCAATCCATCTAACCAATCATAAAATGTTTCTTGACCATTAAGAATTTGATTCCAGTTATTTGGTGAAACTTCAAAAGCAAGAATATCGTAAATGTAATTCCAAAGTTGATAAAATGTATTTACCTTAGTATTCTTTAATCCTTCAAATAATGGATAATCTGCCAATTTAATGTAATCAAAATCATAATCATGAATACACGCAGTGTAATGGTCGACCTCATAATCCAAAGGTTCAAAATATGCTAAACCAAACGCAATTCTACAATTACGTTCTTTATAAATTTTTTCAAGTTGTTTAAGAAATCCAATACCATATACCCTAAATATCTTAACCCACACTCCTACAAACTGCCATCTATCTAAAATGAAAGTTGTATTTTCAGGTGGGTTAATAAAAATAGAATGTTGATTTGTATTGAAGAAATCGTAATTTGCAATATCACTATTGAATTTATTTTTTACACTCCAATTTATGATATTCTCGTCAAATTCAGTAAATAACTTAATTTGATATTCTTTCCCCTCATGTGTAAGAGTTAGTATTTTATACTCCTTAGTAACTTCTATTTGTTTAAATTTAGATTTACCAAAAAGAGAAAATAATTGTGGTTCTCTTGATACTATATTAATCATATATTATGGTTTGTAAAAAACAAAGATTGGTTCAAACTTATATGCTTTACCATCGTGTTTCACTGCGTTTTTAATACCTGTCTTAGTTGGGTCTAATCCTACCATTCGTGTCATCAACATCTTCAATTTACCTTTATACTCACAACCTAATTCTTTTAGAATATCAATAGAATCTTGTTCTAATGCATAATAGGTATCTTTACCAATTTTAATATCTGCAATGTTCCAAAGAATGTATCTATCGTTCTTCATATACTCATAAATGGTAGTTAATGTAGGACGTAAAAAATTATCTCTCCAATCATCATACTCACCATATGCTTTGAAAGATTGATTTTCATCTTGTGAATATTGTTCTCTATTAAAGTATGGAGGTGATGTGAACGCCAAATCCAATTTACCTTTATACTTTTGGAATTTAGGATTGTGTTGGATTAGTTCCGACCCATCTTGAAACAATTCATATGTATTACCTTGTTTCTCTACATCAAAGAATTTAGTAAATGTTTCTGAAAAATCATCTACACAATTATCGTTATAGAATTTAGCTGCATATTCATAACGTGATATTCCTAATTCTGGAATAAAATTATCAGGGTTAGGGTCAGTACCAACGTAGTGAGTTTTCTTTCTACTACTCATTGCACCTAAGATTCTACCACCCCATCCACTTGATGAATCATAAATGTGAAGAGGTTCTTCTTGTTCGATGTGCGATGTATAGTTTTCGTAAATCCACTTTGCGGTTAATGCAGGAAAATTCACTGCAGGTTGTCCACAACTTAAACGAAATACTTGTAAAATTTTAGGGAATATACCCACTGTCTTATCATACCAACGAATTAGATAATAAAACTTTTTAGTGGTTTTACCATCTGCAAGTGTTAAGTGGTCTTCAATCTTTTTAACGTTAGACATTTGAGTAGGGTTTAACCAACCATTATCCACGCATTGTTGTAATTGTTCTGCGTTAAGATATAAATTACCAAACCCAATATATTGTTCGTTAATCGTACCATAATTATCAATAGTATCTTCTTTTACTTTTGCAATTACAATATCTAAATCAGAATGTTTACCAACAAAGATTTTACCTTCATACACTTTTTGAATAAATTCAACACCAGTTTCACCATCCCAAAATTCGTTCTCATCTTTTTTATTTACAATAGAACGTGACCACGAATACATAGAATCTCTTTTAACAGCTCTACGCATAATCTTCACAAATTGTTCTTCTAAATTTGGGTCAGAGAAATGGTCATAAATAGATAAACCACCATCAGCAGATTTTCCAATTGAAATTTTAGTTTTCAACATAGTAGGAAAAAACTGATTAATAGCAGATGCATCTTTGTTAAAGTTCTGAATAATACCCAACGACTCATCATCGCCTGATAAATCTTTTTGTAGGAAATCACAATCGTTTCCTTTTAATTTCTTAAATGATTCGATGATACCATCCTTATCTTTACCGATAACAGGAGGCACACCATCTTCATCCCATTGCTTCGTTACCTCTTTACGCAGTAATTTAGCCCAACTAACAAACTCATCATCGGTCATTTGTAGTAACTGATGATAAGTTGTGTTGGATTGGAATTCAGAAAATTTCGAGCGTTCGTAGTAGTATTTACTCATATATTAACTAGCGATTTCTACTAAGTAGTAATCAGATGTATATTCACCTACTTCAAAGTGAATGTGTGATAAACCTTGTGATGAAATGTTTAATGTAGCATCTTTTGCTTCTTTGTTTGCTACTAAAATTTCTTTTAAGTATGTTGCTGAGAAAGAGATTGGATTTACATCACCTTCTACTTCACCTTCAACATCAATTGAGATTCGGTTTGTATTGATGTTAGAATAACCCAATACGATTTGTGCTTTACCATTCTTTACAACGAATGTAAAGTTGTTTTCATCTTCCAATGCACCTTTTGCACGGATGAATTTTGAAATAAAGTTTTCATCTAATTTGATTTTGATATTGAAATCTGGTAATTTCTTCAAATCCGGTACGTTAGGAATAACCGAAAGGTCAGCCAACATATAATTTACGGATGTAGAGCCATCTTTGAATTTCAAAGAAACTGGTTTACCATCAACATCAGAAATTTCAAATTCAACTGCTTCACCCAATACTGATAACATCTTTGTTAATTTAGATGTATCATATACACCGAATGTTGCATCGTTGAAATTAAACTCTTTCATTGTCACTTTACCCAATACTGATTTATCATCAGAAATGAATGAAGTTGTCAATTCATTGTCTTTTGTTTCCCACTTTACCGATTCTACTAAACCAGCAAGATTGTACTTTTGTACGAAACGATTTAATTTACCTTTTTCCATTTGTTTGTTTTTTATTAATTTAATTTATTGTTACAAAGATACGAATAATTTTCCAATTATCCAAATTTATTTTAAAAATATATTTTACGAATAGAATAAAATTCACCATTACTTGTTGTAAATCCACCATTAAGTAAAAAATCTTCTGCTTCTTTAAGAGTTTCTCGTTTAAAAACTGACCAGGGATTGATTTTACCCTCACCTATTGTTATTATATTTTTGTGGTCATATTGTGTTAAAACATAATGTTCATCCCCATCACTATTCCAATTTTTATCTAATCTAGTTGTAAGTGGCATCATAACTGGAATAAATTCTCTATCCAACTGCCACCAATTTCCCTCCATCAACCATTTATTTTGACTACATTCGTATATACAATACCATCCTTTCATATTCTAAAAGCTAAAGAATTTTTCTGCTGTTCGTTGTTCACTAATCACATCACCCCAACTTAAAGCATTAAAGAAATCTTGTAACTTACCTTGTAATTCAGCTTCAAAGATTCTATTATGGTCTATATAAGTTGAAATGAAATTTGTAATCTCTTCGGGGTCATCATAACCTGTAAATGCTAGTCCATCTAATCCTAATGGATTGTTTTTCAAATATACCCACTTTACTTTATCACCATCTTTCATAGGTGAATACTTAAATGGAGCATTAAAGTGTTTTAAACAATCATTATATAGGATTGCTGCTTTAACGTGTGCAGGTACTCCTTTTTCCATTTGGAATAATTGTCTTTTCTTCGGTAGATATTTTGATAAGTTTTTTACTGCAGAGTTTTTAGCAATCTCTTGGATTGGTCTATCTATCATACTCTTTTTAAATGCAAGTACGAAATCTGAAATTTCTTCTTCGGATTTACCTCTAAGAATATCAATTAAGACAGTTCCCATACACTCCTGAAATGCCTTTGGAAATGATGAACGTTTAACATCCAATCCTTTCACATCTAATTTATCTACTGCAATACCATTATTGGAAATAATCCATTGTGCATATCGTTTCTTTGCAATCCAAATACCTGCTCTAGCAACATATTCTTTCTTAATCTCTAATCGGTGTTTTTGTACGTTAAAGAATTTATCGGAAAGTATATCGTAGAATTTATTAAGGTAATCTTGCATTTCACCTGCAATACCATCTACCAATTGTGCAACTTCTGCATCTGGCATTTGTTTCCAATTTGGATG